GTAAAACTTCTACCAATTACACTACCAGTTTGAAAAAACATATTTAAAGCTTCTTGTGGGTTGTAATTTGTACCGTTACCTAAATCTATCTCGGCTAAACCATCAGCGTCAAGATACACACCGTCAGGTACCATACGTGACATTATTTGTTGAAGTTTCAAATGAGTTAGTTGTATCATATCAGCAAACCCAGTAATTCTGCTCACTAAACTTTCTATTTTACCATCATATATTCTAGGCGCCACAATACTGTAGTTCATTTTTACTTTTGTAAAGTCACTTTTAGGCCTAACCATATTTTCTGCTATTTGCCATTTGAGTAATTTATCGGCACCAAGTATCATGGCTCCTTCAAAAAGTACTTCTACAGCTCTCTCTATTTTAGCGTATCCTCCTTCTTTGTTTTCTGGAGGATTAAACGAATCATCTTTTTCTATAGCTTTGTTACCTCCAGATCTAGTTTCTTTTACTTTGTAAATCTCGTTAGTATAAGTTTTGTAGTTAAAATACAATACTGTAACTTTGTTTTTATCGTTTTCATCATAGTTATAATCTACTCCATAAAAATCATATCTGTTACCTTTGTTTTGTGTAACTATTTCTTCTAAGTTTTCGTGAGTTAAATCAGGAAACTCTTTTACAAGTTCATTTATAGGTATTTGTTTTATTTCACCAACGTAATAAAGATCTTCAAAATAAGGTGATTTAGTGTAGGAATAAACTAAATTAGCTGGATCAACATAATCTACAACAACTCCTTCAGATGGGTTAAAAGTAGTTTTTACAGCACCTATACCTAAAACAGCTAAATCATAATAAAATCTCTTTTTTATTAAATCATAATCGTTTCCTTCTAGCAAAACATTAAGAGCTTGTTCTTCAGCTATTTCTACAGCTTGCTTATAAGTCAACTGCATGTGCAACTCTAACTCTTCTTTAGAACCAGGTATCTCTTCTTTTTCATTCTCGTTTATAGTTATACCTAAAGTTTGCTCTGTTAAATCATTTAAATTTTGTGTAGCTAAATCACCAAGCATCGACTCCATATATTCTGTACGTTTTGATATACCAAATGGATCTTGTGAATAAGCTCTAATATCGTAAAGTCTCTCAGATATACCATTGACTATTATATCAACAAATTTAGGTATAATAGGCACTGGTTTCCAGTCTAAATTTAAGTAACTTAAGTCACCATTAATAGATAACTCGTCTTTGTATTTTTGTATTGACTGTTCTCCTCTAGCATACAATCTTAGATTGTGATAATTTCTATTGCTATTATTAAATCTATTACCACTTCTAGTCTCATGCAGCCATTCTCCCGCGATAGCTTGGCCAACTTTCAAACCGTACTCTCCGCTCATTTTCTCAAGATCGCTAACGACTTGACTAGGAAACGCGTTAATTCTAGATGATTTATACATATTAATTTTTAATTATTTGAGAAACATCGCCCTTGTTTGAATACTTAGCAATGTTTATATTTAATTTTTGTTTTTCTCTCTCTGGGTTTGGTCTATACAAATGTCTATTGCAAGCCATGATAGCTAACCCGCTGCTTATAGTAGCATCAAACTTTGTTCTTTTAGTTATATCAAATCTACTCCAATCGTTTAAAGTTCTATTAAAAACAATACTACCGTAAACGCCGTCTCCTTTGTGCCCAACGTGTTCTTGTATATACATTTCTACAGCGGCGGCATGGGCTTGTTTTATATCTTCACTTGAGTTTGGTATACCACCTACTTCTTTTTCAGCGACAGATAATTTATTCCAAACTTTATCAGGTCTATTCATACTAAATCCTCTATAACCTCTACGTCTTAAATAATACAAAAGTCTAGGCTTGTTGTTCTCTGCTAGTATTGGCATGCCATAAAACACGCAGGCCATCAGTACGTCTTCAAAAAATATCTCTGCCGTTGGTGGTCTAGATATATACTCTAAAAAAAAGTGATTTGGTGGAGCATCTTCCATACTAAACTTAGTTAAACCGTGTAAAGCTCCGTTTGATCCTCTTCTATCTACTGTTCCTGATATATCGTAACTATCACAACCAAAAGCTCCCATATGCTCGTTACCAGGATATTTTATACCGTTTTTAATTACAACTCTATTTTGCAAATGACTTGGTGGTAACCAGCTAACTTTAAATCTACCTTTTGGATCTGGATAAAATATAACTTTTGTGTCTTTAATTCCGTTAACCCATTGAAAACTACCAGTGTTTACATTTAGTAAATTTCCAGTTCCTTCGTTATAATCTATTTGCTCGTATATTTTTACTAAGTTAAATATACTATTTTTTGTCTCGTCTCTAAACGCGTGTTCTTCAGTTCTTGGAAATTGTCTGTAAAACTCGTTTAAAGCATCATGATCTGATTTTAATCCTTCTGCCTCGTTTTCCCAGTGCTCAATTATACCATAATCTATTAATTCACCGTCGGGTCCGAGTACATCATTATCTGGGCTATTAAATACAGGTTGTCCGTATTCATCAATAAATCCTTCGTAGTTCCATTCCATTGGGATAAAAAGAGAATATAAACCAGACTTTGTTTGTCCATTACGATTTCGCTTTGTAACGTCTGAATCATAGTATAATTTTTTAAAGTTATCACCACCTTTTTCAAGAGCGTTACTAGTTGAACCCATCATACACTTACCTACAATTTTAGCACCTAGTCTTAAACAAGTTTTTGTAACTCTCCAATTGTTTAATATATTATCAGGTCTTTCCCATTTACCACTTTCGTCATGTACTAATAAATTAAGCTTTTCCCCATCATAACTATTGTCCCCTGTATTTTTCCAATCAATAGTAGTATCAAGTCCAACCAAGTCTTCCTGCTGTTCGTTCGCAGTGATCTTTTTACGCGTAAACTTACTCGCAGGTACACGATAAGCAAGCTCAGACTTAGGTCTATCCATACCGTCTTGAATTGGTTTAAAAAAGAAAGGGTAGTTAATCGATATAGGAACAACTTTATCTGTAAACATTTTTTTAGCATCAGAACCTGTTTTAGAGAGTATACCATATCTACTATCACTTGCTAACGTGGCTAAATTAACTGTTTCTGCACTTGACATAAAAGAAAATCCAGAACGTCTGTTTTTAAGATAACACATACCGTAGCATCTTTTATCAGCTTTACATGCTTCCCAGAATATATAAAACAATCTATTGGCTTCTCTAAAATCAGGTGCGCCTACATCTATTTTACTCCATTGTAGATACATGTAGTGACTACCTGTTATATAAGTTGGTTTTCCGTTATTAACAAACCAAAAACCTTCTTCTCTACGTTTAAACTCTTCGTCTATAAAATCAAACCATTTTTCTTTTTGTTCTTCTGGATATGCTCTCCAGTCAAATATATTTTTAAGCTTGCTTAATTCTTTTGAGTATTCTATTTTTTGCCACTTGCTTTCTTGCAATTTATATACTTGCACGGGCACAGGTGGTAAAGCAATGCGAAGATTTTGAATTTCAAGTATTTCGCCAATTTTACCATTTTTTGATATAACGATAATATCATGTTCTTTATTGTATCCATATTTCCATTTTTTACCACGGTTTAAACGTGTTATTGTTGTTCTTTTTACAGGTTCTATAACCTTAACTAAACTTTGCTTGTACATTACTTAGATCTACCTTCTGCGAATCCTTTAAAGACTTTTTTCTCTGCCTCTTTAGGTGTTTTGCCCTCAAGCAGGTTTTCTTCTTCTTGGATTCTGTTAAGTATTTCAAATGCGTCAAATATTGCTAGTTTTTTAGTAGCCGCGGCATTTTTTAATCTATCAGCGCTAACGTCGTCTTCTGTGTTAGTAATAATTTTTTCTCTAGCAACATTAATCAACTCTTCAACTGCTCTATGCCCAGCTTGGATTATAAGCTTCTTCGTTTCCTTGATATTCATATTTAATTGTAATAAATTTATTCATAACTCTATATAATCTTTTGTTATCGATTATAAACTCATATGTTGATGAAGGTGTAAAACCTACAAGATCGTCAATATCATTGACACCGTCTGTATATTTAACTATACCTATACACTCTTCTTCTTCTCCTGGTTTTAGTTTGTTTCTTTGTTTGATTGGTTGAACAAAACAATAACCATCCATAGCTCTCCATTTGTCATTTCTTTTATACAAAAATATTTGATCTTGTCTTACAAGGTATGTGTTTTCGTTAAAATAACTTCTACTATTTTTTTCCTTACCTTTAATATCTAACCATCTTCTAAAGACATTATGATGCACTACAATAGTATCTCCAGGTTTTATTTTAGTTTTATAAGCTGTAGGTACAGATTTAACAATAGCTTCTCTATTTACAAACTGATGATTAAAGATCTCAGTGTTAACAATAAGATCTTTATCACCAATTTTTTTAATATTGTTATATCTATTTCCTTTTGGCTCTATAACAAAGTCAAAAGGCGCTTTCATTTTTCTTTCTTTTTTTCCTTTGTGTTTTTAGTGCCTGCTACAGTAATTCCTTTTTTATATAATTCTAGTTGAACCTTAGGATTATAAATACCCCCTTGTCCTCTAGGGC